CTTAACTGACTTTGTTTCATCACGGCAACTCCAATTTGGCCCGAAGGATCACGTCCTCAATGAAGGGCATAAAGGCACTCACAACCAGCGAGAACCCTTACCGCCAACACCGACGCCTTTCACCTCTCGCACAAATTGGCACAAACACGCGACTACACACATAGCTGTCCTCCGAACCTATCGCAACTAGGTTCGCCATGGAGCATTACCAACATGGCGGTGTACGGTATAAGGCCGTCCTAAGACAGCCAGTTCGCCGGGCGCATTACTTAGCGCTCTTCGGTCTAAGAGCTGATTTAGCAGCAATTGCAGGCTTCGGACCTGCAGTGACCTCCGGCCCGCTTTTCGCGGTCACGGACGCGTTCACTTGTGGTTCCACCTCGATATACCCATCATCAATCTTAAACTTCATTTTTGCTAACTCTATCGGATTATCAGGCTGCTTCTTAACGTCCACATCCAAACCCAAAGGTTCTTCCGTTTTCGTTAATACCGCAGTCATAACATTCTTCGGGAATTTCGCATCAGATGAAGTGATATTCTGAACAGGTTTTCTCGTGACGGTAAAGGGCTTCGCCAGCAACGACTGCGGTAAGGCTAATGAGGCCGCCGCTATCGCTGCTTCCGCACCTTTTTGTTTGCGGAGTCGACGATGTAATTCCATAAACCCTTTCGATTTTGGGCAGTCAAGCGGAGAATTCGACAATCCGCCAAACTGTTTCATGATCGTGGTAGAGTCATTAACTTTGGCGACACGAACCAACGAATTGGGGTTGCCGGCATTCAATGTGTCGCACCCGGTGAAGGTAACGTCCAGTACCCCATCGGGCACCAGTACTTCCACCACAGTCCACACAATGAACGGATTCGGCAACGCTCCCGGGTTCGTACCACCAGAAATGGTTCCTAAAACTTTCACTTGGTTCGCATTTGAATCCACGTGAAGTACCACTGGCCCCGCGCCGGTAAACGCAGTTACGTACACCTGTCCTGCAATCATATACGTCCCCGTCTCTGGGAACTGCATATTACATTGCGCTCCGGATGTGCTATATGTAAGCCTGATCTTCAACCCATCATTGCCGATGGCATCCGCATCAACGCCCCAAAACTGAGTACTTGCATCGGGAGCTTTCCACGAGTTCATATACAACTCTTCATCAGCGCTTTCGCGGAGAATCGGGTCATACAGTACCACCGTGTAGTTCACGTACAGCTTCCCAGTAACGGACTCAGTCAAATTAATGGTGAGCGGAACACCGTCGACTACGACGTCAACGTTATTCGCGCCCAACACATTCAACCCCTCCGTAATGACGTTGACAACGCCGTCAACAATGGTGTGCAAATCGTCAAAGATATTACCCAAAGCTTCAGCGCCAGTTACATCGGTGACAAATTTAGGCCCGATACCACTCGAACTCTTAAATTTTGCATCGGCTTTGGCGGAGATCCACGGGGCAGTGGACACAGAACCTTCACGGTTAAGGGCTTCTTTCATATCTTCGAACGGCGGATCGTCAGCGTTGGGATTAACCGCAATCGCGACAGTACCACCATTCCCACTGGACGCATTTGCCACATATTCGAACCACAGCTTTTCGAAATAGTAGGTCTCATAATGTTGCGCAATTTTGCTAAGGAACGGAAAACACTCTTCATTTCCAGGGTTGATCGCCATTGGCGAGTTTGCGAAGGTACCCTGAAACGTTTTCACGTCGGATATCTCCTCTCGCATGGTAATTCTAACAGGGGGAGAGCGCGCCATTCTTACAACAGAGGCCGCCGCAACCGGAGCAGTTAACGCTTGTGCTTGCCCGGGCGCGGCCCCCAACCTCGGTTTATTTGTTTTCCGAGAGGGGGTTTTCTTATTTTTCTTTGTTTTGTTGGTCATGCCAACGTGCACCTTTTACTGTGGCAACACACAGTGCCCACAAATAGGCGACCAGTTGGAAAATTATTTCTAACATTCGTTTCCAGTCACCATATTGCGATAATGTGAACGCGGCTTCCAACAGTTCCTGTCGGTTTTTAGAATCTCGAATTCCAACGCAGCATCGACTCGGTCATCGAAACAGTACAGCCCGCGTAATTGACACAGAAACTGCACATATTCTTTTTCCTTATATCTTTGTGCGCTATCAGGAATGCCTGCTTCTCGAAATTCCTCAACACTGGAACATATGTTCCCAAGTACTCACGGGTTTCAGTGGAACAGAACGTGAGGTCTTTAAGCGACGAAGAATGATTGATATCCTCATCATCAATGACGAACCCAAGCGCACGCCACTTATCAAAATAAGCGCGCAAACCGTCGTCACCTCCGACAAATTCTTCAATCGTATCGTCACCCATCGCCATCAAATCTTCATCCTCCCACATAAACGTGTTAAGTACTTTCAACATAAACTGCATCCGACTATTGCACGAGATCGTTAATTTGTGGCCACTCTTCATAATGGATGGGACCAATTGCTCGATCGCTTCTCCATCATCAAAAATGGCGCGGCATCTCAACAGGCGCTCGTAACTCACATCGAATACAGTTTTAAAAATTGGGTTTCCGTCTGGGTTTATACACAGACCCCAACG